CAACAAACACGAAAGGCGTAACATGAGATTGAAACCCAACAAGCTTTTCCCCGGACTGCCCAACTACAGCGGCCCCACTAAAGGCATATTCGGGCTGCTGCACCATGATCGGGCCATAGAGTTTTCGGCCAACGTCATGGAGCGAGTTCTGTACGTGCGGCAAGCAAAACCGGCCGACGAACAGCCTACACGACTACGGGCAATAGTATACATCGCCCCTGAGTTATTACCAGCGGACTACGCTAAAGCCTGGGCGGACTGGGACAAAGCCAGGGCGGACTGGGCTAAAACCTGGGCGGACTGGGACAAAGCCTGGGCGGACTACGCTAAAGCCAGGGCGGACTGGGACAACGCCTGGATGGACTGCGCCCCTGAAATCACCGCCCTGCTGCACAAACTCGTACCGAATTGCCCCTGGAATGGCAAAACAATCGTATTTCCCACTAGCACGAAAGGCGTAACATGAGCGAGCACACACCATTGCCCTGGATCATCTGCGAATCGGACCTGGACCCCGGTACGCTCCTGATCGCCCATCCCGAACATGGAACCAAGAGAAGTCAACAAGAATCGGCGTAGCGCCATGTTTCTTTCTCCGTGGTCAAGCGACCCGGTGGCTAACCACACCTCGTCGCAGTCTACGCCGATTCTTTTTGCTTTTTCCTGACAGATACAAAAGAACTAAACTACCCCGCTCTCCGTGCCCTATGGTGGGGACCGGATGGCAGGCCGGTGTCTGAGGTCGGGCCTAGTCCCCCGACCGCCACCGCGCTTGCCGGGCCGGAGAGCGGATTTTGAGACAACCGAACGGAATAGGAACAATGCCTCCAAAGCAACCAGAACATACCGATTGGAAAATGACGCTTGCCATCCTAGCGTGGCTGGCTATCGGCTTGGCTGTGGTATCATGCTGTGAAATGCGACCGGGCCGGTTGGCCCCATCAGCATACACTTCGAGGAGATAATGCCTATGGTTAGCAATATACAACCCAGGGTGATGGGTTATTCTCGCGTTTCGCTCGATGAGCAGGCCGTTGGGATCAAAGCGCAGAATGAGGCTATCGAGAAGATGGCCGTGGAGATCGCCCAGAAGCATGGGGCGATGTGGCAGGGGGCGGTTTTGGAGGAAGTAGATTCTGCGCGGAAGGTGCGATATTTCGACCGCCCCGTGTTTGCCTCCCTGTTGAGCACCCTCCGATCAAAGGACCATTTGGTGGTCTACAAACTCGACCGCCTGGAGCGGAATCAGCGATACATGATTGAGCTGGGATACCGCCTAGCGGATATGGGAGTGACGTTGCATATCGTCTGCGGCTTGGGTGGCCAACGCATGGACCTGGATACGATGGTGGGCCGCCTGATATTTTCGATCTTCGCCTGGTTCAGTGAGTTAGAAGTCGAGAACATCAGAGAGCGGACGCGAAACGCCATGCAGTGGCGCAAGGCAAACGGATTTGCCTATTGCCCCACCCGCCTTGGCTTTACTACTGTGCCCTTGGCGCTCAAGCCCGGCCAGGACAAACCACTCAAGCAAGTTGTGCCGGACCCTGGCGACATGCGAACACTATTCAGAATCGTGTTCTTGATAGATCGCTGTGGTTGGCTGTTGCGGGATGTAGCGACAGCACTGTACAAAGAGGGGGCCAAGACCAGCAAAGGTAAGCCCTGGACCCGCGAGTCCCCGATCCAAAAGGCGAGAGGACGACACCCTCTTCGAGTGAATACCATCAGCATGATCTACCGACGATTCAAGGCGAACCCCGAAGCCTTCTTTGACAGGGACTTATTCTGCCGCCTCTACACCACGTCTGAGATTGAGGCGGGAGGCAAAAAGGTTCGGGCCATAGTGCAGCCTAAAGACTTGCCGGCACATCTGAAGTTACTGACTGTCCCCTAACGATCCCAGGCCGCTCATCCCCCGACTTGGGCGGCTGCTTGTTTCTTAGCTTTCATAGCCTTTGTGTACTTGGACAACCGCTGCCCCATCCGGTTTGCCATGCGAATTCTCCCCTGAATACGGTTGCCTTCGGGCGTCCCTTTGTACTGTTCATAAAGGCCAAAATATGGGTCTTGGTAGACCATTGGATTGTCAACCAACTCTTCCTTTTCGATGGCCTTTTTCAAGTCCAGCATCTTCCACTTATCGATGTCTACTGTGGTAGTGCGGACACCCGTAGCGAGATTGGCGGCCATTTGCCCAACAGTCTTGCGCCCGAGATAGGGGTCAAGCATCGTTGTTGCCTCTTTAACGTAACGGGTGGCAGGACCGTAGGCAAGTGCAGCGTCAACGACTCCTATCGGTTTTCCAAATAATGCCTCAGTGGGCGACCACAAATCTTTGATGTTCCGATCGCTCCAGAGTTGCTTTTTCAGCACATACGTTTCCAATGGTGCCAACAGTGGAGGACTTAACATACCCGTTGCTTTTTGCACCAACCGGCCGATGTCGGCATGACCGCCAACCAGTGGCAAGTACCTGTTAATGTCTTCAATGGGAAGGCCGGTCTGGGTAATGTAGTTGGCGGCTTCTGGCGTTCCGGGACCGAAAGGATTGCGGATGGCCATGCCTTCCTTCAGCCATGACGGGGCATACTCGCTGCGCCCCGCATCCTCTCCCAATGCTGAAGTTGCAGCCCGAATGGTCTGCGCCCCCCATCCGCCAGGTCGCTCAAAGAGCATCTTGAATTGGTATGGGATGTTCTTGATGGGCCAAGTCGGAAAGAGAGCCAACCGGCGTAGAACAGTTTTGGTAAATGGGCTGACGGCCTGGTAGTCAAACTGGTTCATGTCCACAAGATACTTGGCCTGACCGGGAGAGTACCCCTTGCGTCGCAGGGCGAAGTAATAGCCGCCCCGATTCATCTGTTCAACCTTCTCGTAAAGTTTTTCCCCCGCGAGCGCCAAAATAGACTGTTTGCCGCCCGGCTTGTAGAATGGGTCACCACGATACACGAAGGGCCAGAGCGTTGTTTGTTCCCAAAATCCCTTGGGAGCCTCTTTGCCCATAGATACAGCAGATTGCCCCACGTCACTGAGTCGGTGCGCCGCCCCCTCAAGTATTCCGAACGAACCCAGTTCCTTAAACCACGGGGCAGTCTCTTCGGTGAGTTTACCCGTCAAGCCCTTGGCTAAATCCAAGTGACCTACTATTGTCTCACCAAGATTCACCTTCCCGCCATTCGGTGCTTGCCAAATACCCGTCATCCAGTTTCGAGTGTGCGAGGCAAGGTTGGCGACATTGGTAAAGAGCGCGCCGCGGTAGAGGTTGTTGATCTTGTCAAGATTCCTTCCGATGGCCCCGGCCTCGGCAGGTTTCGTCAAGGTGTTCATGGATTCCAGAACATGCTCGACGCCGGGTTGCACCTTCAGAGTGGCTATCTGATCCTCAGAAAAACTTGCCAAGAGTCCTTTCTTCTTGAACCCAGCCTTCGTCCATGCCTCGACAAGCGGCATCCCACCCGCTGTCGCCGACACCAAATCGGAGTTCTTGAGTAGTGTGTGCGCCGATGTTAGCGTGCCGTAATTCCGAACAAAATATCGAAGCTGGTCGAATACGTCATCTACAGGGGCACGATTAAAAACGCCCGTGGAATGTATCTCTTCGGGCAAATCCGCTACGTAATTGCCCAACTTTTCGGCGCGACTGTAACCGGCAACAAAGTTGTCGCCACGTTTGACCAGTGGCTTCGTGGTCCAGTTCGCCAGCACTTCGTTGTACTTGCTTAGTTTGTGCACGGGGTTGCCGGCGGCATCCAAAACTTCCTTTCCCGCCTTATTGAGTTTTAACGGCCTTTCCATCCACGAATCCCATGCGGCAGTCCTATCGGACGCATAGTAAACGTCGTCCGCAACCATCTTGTCTAAACCCGGTTTGATGTATTTCTCTATGACAAGTTGCCCACGCAACCCACGCACGGAATGAATCGTCGTATAGTCGATCTTATCGTTGGCCTCTGCCAGTGCGTTGCGAAGTCCTTCCGCGTCTGCCTTGAATGTGGCGTCCATCGTGACTGCGTTCTTATCGCCGGGCAAATCGCGGAATATGTCTTCCATTCGCTTCGGGTCGTATTCTCGACTTCCCGCCCGCAACGAGTTTTGTATGGTCTTTTCTCCAGCAGCAAGGGCGGCCTGTGTGTCAACTGCCGGTCGTCTGCCCAGGTGGCGCTTCAGTATATCCACCAACTCCCCACCACCACCGCCCAACTTGTCGAGTTCTCCGTAGAGGGTATTCTGGACAGTCTCTATTTCACCCATCATCTTCTGAAACTCACCGACCATCGACTCAGCAGCACCCTGAACCTGTCCAAGCGAAGCAGTCTTAGGCAATCCGATGGATTCCTTGAACATGCCTAAGCCACGGTCCAAATCGGGCATCCCGCCCTTAAACTCCATCATCTTCACAAAGAACTGCTTGGCTACCTCCGATTCGCCGTTGAGATCATGGTGTTCAGCGATGTTCTTGAACTCACCCAAGAAACGGTCGAAGCCTGCCACGAATCGGGGCCTGAGATCGTCCATCGCCTGCTCGGCAATCTTTTTGCGCCCCCACGCAACATCAAGAGCCTTATGCAATTCGCCGACCTGACCGAATGGGGCCGTCTTACCCTCTATGTTCTCACTCATCAGGTAGCGAAGCCCCTGCATCGGCTTGCCCACGTATTTGCCATAGTACAGTTTGTTAATAGCCTTACCGATGTATGGGTCTGTGATTCCGCCCAGGGGCGTGATAGCACCGCCGAGATCAGTAAAGGGGATATGCCACCCCAGCAAGGCGCGTTCCCCTTCGCTAAACTGCTTGGCGAGATTGACACCCGTTCTGGGTAAAATCTTGCCGGTCAGAGCGGTTGTGCCCAGTGTTTGGCCTAACGCCCTGGTCGCTTCCCCGGCAACGTCTGCCGCCGTACCTGTCGCCCGGCCGGCCTTCAACGCGGCCTCAGCCGCCCTTGCTGGCCCACGAAGCGTTCCTAGCGGCCCTGTAGCGTACAGAAGCGGATCGGTCACAACACCCAGGCCGAAGCGCCCGATGTCGTGTACGTCGAATCCAGGCTCATTGGCAGGGCCGCCAAGCGTCTCATACAGTTCGTCGGGCGACGTGCGCTCCTCTGGTTTCGTCAATCCGAGTGTATCCGAGAACGGGATCAGGTTGAGCAGTGCTTGCGGCCCGGCCTGAACGCCTTGACCGCCCAGAGCGCCTTGAATGAGTCCCCGCGCCGCAGCACCCGGCTTGTCCAGCGTCTCGCCAAGGTACTGCAAGGTCGAAATGCCGGTACGGAGTAGGCTGTGTTCCTCCTCAGGGGACATCTCTTCCTGTTCGTCACCTTCCGCGAACTTGCGCAGGCGTGGAAGACGCGGCAAGCGTGGCATGTACTGTGCGAGTGGATCGGGCATAGGTTAGTATCGCAAATACTCAGCCAAAGGCCGAGGTTGCTTAAAAAGAAGTGAAGGTCCGGTGTTCTCCTCATACCTCAGGTCATAAGGAACAGCTTGTGGTTCGTTTCGCAACCACGGCTGCACATGCGGGTTCACGATGTCTGCCCCTATTTTGCCGAGTGCTATGGGAGAGGCGGCGCTCGATAATAGGGCTCCCACAACCTTGGGACCGAGCGCAGCCAAAACCAATGCACCCGAGCCAGTCAAGTTTAGCGACTTCTGGCCCGACGTGCCCTGCGATTCTACGGCGTTGGCAAAATCCTCAATTGCCACAAAGGCACCTACTACCCCCAATGCTTTTATGAGTGGTTTTACAACAGGCTTAGCAAGTTGAACCGCCTTACTTCCCGCTACTTTAGACAATAGACCGCTTAGTCTACCTATTGCTTTTGATTCGACGTTTGCGGTAGCGATCCTTTCGGCAGCATTTTGGGCGGCGCGACTACCAGAGAAAGACCGTGTACCCTGCGGCATCGCCGCGTCGGCTGTCATTGCCCATGCTGGAACGGGCAATCTTCCTGATTCGACGTTTGCGGTAGCGATCCTTTCGGCAGCATTTCCGGCTGCACGTTTCAACTCTAGCGCATTTCTCCACAAGCCAGGTCGATCCATTGCGTCTGCAACCGATGGTGATGTTGAGATGAGTTTCTGAATTGCCGTGCGCGCATCTGTTGAAATCGGAGCTTGTTTTAGAGCAGCTTTTAGTTCGGCTATGGCGTTAGAACGAGTAGGTGCTGCTTCAGGCAGGAAAGGGTGAGATCGCGGGGGAATGATCGTCTTGTTGTAGGTCAACTGTCGGACGCGGGGCGGACCTTCCAAAGCTGGCTGATAAGTAGTGGGCTGATTCCACGCCGTTCGAGGAGCACCCTGCGCAATCGCCTCGTCGGCTGTCGTTGCCCATGCTGCCGGTGCTCTCTGAACGGGCAATCTTCCTGCCGTCGTCGATGGAATCGACACAACAGAACGATTGACAGGAAGTGGAGGTGGGGTTGGTCGAGGTGGAACGGACATCGGTTGCCCAGTATAGACAGGTCTTATAGCCGTTTCCGTCCCCATTGATCTGCGAACAGCATCAGCAGCGTAGTTGGGGGCTGCTTCTGGGCCTACCGTACTCGAAGAGAAGGTTCCCGGTCCAAGGGTGTCTGCTGAAATTGCCCCGGAAATCGAGGAGGGTGGTGCTGTCTTGAATCTGTCAATCAATCGTGAGAATGGACCACTGGCTCTGTTCCTCAACCTGTTCCATTGCGCACCAGCCTCTTGTGACCAGTCTATTGCTTTATTTGCTGCCAATCCACCAAGAGCAGCCAACGCGGCAGTTCCCGCAGCACCATAGACATACGGATGAGCGCTAGGTGCTAGTGAAAAATTGGACGGTGGTGTGCCATATTGCGCTATCAATTCCGCATCTACATTGCTGCCAACTGGGGCACCCCCCGGTTGTGGTTGTGAAACTGGCGGCTGCTGCATCAATTCCGCATCTACATTGCTGCCAACTGGGGCACCCCCCGGTTGTGGTTGTGAAACTGGCGGCTGCTGCCACGGTGCAGTAGACAACGAAGTAGGAGAAATACTTGGGGTCGGTGTCGGCCCCCCAGTAGACGGCGGATTTTGCCACGCGGGCGCATCTATTGGCCGGTCAGGAAGTGCGCTTGGCAAATTAGGCAGTGGATTGGCGATCTTCCACGCTGCTTTGCGTGGGCCCTTCCATGCTGCACGAGCCTGATATTGCTGTTGAGGAGTGGCATTTGGCAAGTGGGCTTTCCTCCACTCTTGCCACTCTAACTCCAATTGGTCATCAGCCGTTTTGTCTCGGCTATAATACGAGGCCAATTTGTCATTATATTGCTGAGAATCAGCAACGTAACGTGCGTTCCTGTTGGTGTCCTTTTGTGCTGCCAGCCGCTCGCGCGCCTCTGCCTCTGCCACCTGTACTTGAAAAGGACCTGTCACCTCCGCCGCTTTCACTGGAGCTTGTGCGGCTGTCGTGCGCCAAGGAGCTTCGATGTTGGCAACATCCCTGAGTTCCTGAGCGTGTACCTGGGCGGCCTTTTCGGGCTGACCTGCCGCAAGCAAGTGGGCTGGGGCTTCAAGACCGGCAACCTTCGCCAATCCCTGTGCCTGTTGTCGCATTGCCTGAGCGCCTGGTGCCAGTCCGCCCGTCCTGCTCGCCCAATAAGCCTGCTGATCGGTGAATCGGTCGGGCATTTGCCCGGTAAGCATGTTTTGGCCGGCACGAAAATTTTGCAAATCCTCAAGAGCCGATCCCCGATTGAACATGGCACGCGGTCCCGGCCGACTCATGGCACGGGCCTGCATAATTGCAAGTCGGTCGGTCTCTGGCATAGATACAGGCCGACGATCCCATGCCTGGTTGGTTGTAGTTTGCGGTGGCAAGGCCAGTTGCAGTTGGTCATCTTCTTCCCCGGTGAGTTCCCACGGCATTTTTCGTCTTCGAGGTCGAATGCCAGGAAGTTGGGAATAAGTAAGCGTGGTAGCCATGTCGGCCTCCCGTATAGAGGTGAGGTGCGCGGAGGGAGCGCCGATTCAAGAGAGCACTGGTATCATACCACAGTCTGAAAACAACGTCAATTCGCTGTTGAATCAAAACCTAACTATGGTAGGATGTATGTATGCCTTGGAACAGACTGAACAAAGACCATTGTATCGGCGCGACCTTTCGCCGAGGACGCTGGGAAACCCGCATCAAGTACAACAACGTGGTTTACTGGATCGGCCACTTTAAGGACAAGGAAGTAGCCGGTCGAATCTATGACGTTGCTTGTACTCTCATCTACGGCCACGGCCGCAAAGGGCACAACTACGACGGCAAGCCGCCCGAGGGAATAACCACCACTGACATATTGCGAATGTTGGTGGATTGTGGCTTCCCACGGGACGTTCTCTCTTGTCGAATTGCCGCCCTAGTTAGGAATCAGCGTACAACTGGCTAGATTGCTGTTGGAATAGACCTTAGCAGGTTTATACTACAGTTATGCGTGGGTGATTCCCTCCTCTTTCACGCATAGTGCCCCTCCACGGCACAGCGCGCCGGATGCGCTATCCCTCTATATCCTCCCGGAGATTTCATGCCAACCGCAGATGAAGGTAAAGTCGAGCCAGTAGAAGAAACCAAAACAGAAGACACAGAGGAAAAGAAGCCTGTAGCTGCGGAAGCAGCCACCGAAACCAAAACTGAGGAAGAACCGGACGGTTACGAAGACATCCGCGACTACCTCCGTGAAGTCGAAGGTTTCGACGCTTCCAAGTACAAATCACCAGAAGAAGCGATCAAGGGCCTAGTAGCGACAGCCCGGAAAGTCGGGGAGCGGGACGAAGACGCGAATTACGGCCGCGCCCTAAAGCAGTTGGTGGCGGGCCGGGAAGCGGAACTGGCGGCCTACTTGAAGGGCGCAAAGCCAGAAGAGAAACGGGAACTCAAGTCGCTAGAACGATTCGACTACGATGATTTTCATAAGGAGTATGGCGACGAACCGGATACCTGGGTGCATCAGGTAACGCGAGATGAGAAAGGCAACCTCATTCCCGTAGGTGGTGCGAATCCTGAGATCGTTTCCAAGTTTCTTGCTTACCAGAATGCCACATCCAAGCGTTTGCGGGAGGTGTTGCGGGACTATCCAAAACTTGCCAGGGCACCCGAGGAGATCAAAGAGGAATTGAGATCGTTAGCGGGTTCCAGTGTTCAGGCACAGGAAGAAACCGCCGTCAACCAGTTGGTTGCTCAGTACCCGATCTACAGCACGGACGGTGGGAAACAGACATTAACGGAATTTGGCCAACAGGTGGAAGACGAATACAAGGAACTCTCGGAAGCGTACCCCGATGCCTCTCGATTACAGCATCTCCGCAAAGCAATCAAGACGGTAATGAAGGAACGCGACGAGAAGGCCGTCAAAACGGCATTGCCGGGGAAACGTGTTACGAGAACCGCGCCAGTAGCGCAGACAGCAGAAACGTATTCGTCGGTGGCCGATGAGTTTGAGAAACGACTTGCCAAGGGCGAGAGTTTTTCCGAGATCGGGATAAGCATTTCCAGACGCGAACAAGCGAAACTAAAGTAATACAAACTGTCCGCTCTCAGGAGGGGGGAGCGGTTGGTTCTGCCAGGAATCGCAGACTCTCCAAACGGACCTGCGATTCCTGGCTAAAAAATACCTCCGTATCCCTCCATGCCCTCCGCGCCCTCTGTGTGTCGTTTCACTGTCATCAAAACGCTTAGGAGCGCGAGATAATGGCTATTACCGACGTTGCAAGACTCGCCATGCTCGGTCTACCGAAATACATTCGGGATCGGATCGGGCCGCTGGACAGAAAAACGTATCTGTACGGCGAAATGAAGAGTCGCGGCAAGATCACCATGAATAATGGTGGAGAAGTCTGGGAATGGCGTCCGCGTAAACGAGTGCGCGACCTCACATGGGGGCCGGGCAATCCGAACGTGGTGTCCTTCCCGAATACGAACGTCCACACCCGCGCACGTCTGACTCCAAAGACCTGCTACATGGGTGAGAGTGTTCGTGAAATTGAACTCTTGGCGGCTGCCGACCAGGAGACGGCCTTCTTCAAGAAGACCGAAGACATTGGCAAGCAGGTTGCCAACGATTTTATGATCCGTTTCCCCCCGAAACTCTATGCGGACGGGACTGATACGGACGTAATTGACGGCATCTTGTCCTACGCAGGCGTGAGCGGGAACGTCAGCAACGAACCTGTGGGCAATCCCTCGGGAACTTACGCTGGCATTTCGATGGCGCTGGGTGCGGAGGGTGATTGGAGCGCACCTACCAGTGGTGGTTGGCCTCGGGTCAACGACCCTGACGGTTGCGATTTTGAGTATCATTATTGGTCACCACTCACAGTAGACTACAATCACGGTCTACTTTTGCCGGCGGACGATACTGATAACGATTCCAACTGGGACGGCCAATGGGTGTTTGCCTGTCGTTACTTGGTAACGTACATGCAAATCCTCACTGGCGAAACGCCCCAAGTGATCGTGTTGTGCCCGGACCTTCTGCGACGCGCCAAGAACTCTCTCCGCAAATATCAGAAGTTTGATCTTGCGGAAACCTCTCGCAAACTGGACGCCGGCATTCAGGTTTTGACCTATGACGGAATGACGTTTGCGACGGAATTTGGTGCGCCCACTGGGCGGGGGTGCGCGATTAACTTCGATCACTGCGAGTTGCGCGTGATGGGCAATGAGTTCATTCGCACGCTCGAAGATGTTGATCCCGTGACCGCCGACAAACTGTATCGTTTCAGTTGGTTCGGAAACTGGTGGGTGGATTCTCCGGCCTACCACGGATTCCTCAAGGGCATTTCCACTGCCGAAACCTAAAAAGGAGAATTGTTTATGGGTGCTGTTGATTATGTTCTCCCGTTTCGCCGGGGTAGTACCTGGAAGGACGGGCAAGTTACTGACCTGATTACGCTGGCAATCGGCACCGCCTTAAATCTGGCGGGCACCATCGTCAAGACGGTGGACTCCAGCAATCGACCCTTGACGTTGAGGATCGTGAAACTCTCGGCTGCCGTCACGGTGGCCAAAAAGTGCCTCAGCTTCGATGAGAGCACGGCCGGCTATTTCGGCCGTGTCTCTGCCGGTATCGCTACGGTATCGGGGACTGTCGCTAAACCTCTCGACGACGAGTACACCAATTCCGCCACCTTGGCGGCCTATGATCTCGTCTACGTCGTGGAGCAAGGCTTCTGCAAGTGTCAGGCGGCGAACAACGCCTCCAACACTGCAACGTGGGATATGGATGATCCTCTCGCGGTCAACGCCAGCGGGCAACTCCGCAAGGCGCAATCTGGCGAGATCGTCATTGCCAAGTCCCAAGCAACTGCGCCTACTGCCAGCGCGGCGGCGGGTGCGTTGTGCTATGTGCATGGTGGATTAGGAGCAATCTACCAAGCGTAGATTGAATGGAGCGGCTGCCCTGGATTAACCTCCAGGGCAGCCGATTTGTAATGCACGCACATACATTTACCACCGATCCGCGCATTCCGCCATCGCTGGCCAAGGTCTTCGTCGGCCAGAAGATCATGGCAGAAACAATCAAAACCTTGCAGGGAATGGCGGGAGAAGTGAAATCGTGGACCTTTGAGCCCTACGCCGGCAAACTCGATGTCGAAATGGCTTTGGCCCACCTACAGGAAGCCCAGAACGTGATTCTTCGCTCGATGCCATTTTGTCCATGCGGATGCGTAGCTAATCGAAACGAGTGCAAACTTTGTGGAGGCTCAGGATGGCTCAACTTTATCGAGTACCAGAGGGTGTGCGACCGCGCATTGGAATCACCTTCACCGGAGTTCTCGCGGATCGTGGCAGCTTGACATCGGCACTGGGGGAACACCGCGAGATGTGTCGGGGAGTTGTAGAGGTCAACGAGGAGCAACTGGACATCATCGGGTTTGACCAAATGGCCAAACCTCTGGCTTCCATACAACCAGGAACCGTTGTGTCGGGAGAGGGCGAACTAAAGAAGCATTGTTGGACGGTAGGGGACGGCGGCAAGCGTGAGGCGATGGCGATTGAACTGCATGAAATCACAAACTGGCAGCGGGCGGAACGGAAATGACACCAGAGGAAGTTCTTGAAATGACTCTGAGGGCCGGCTCCAGTCTGCCGGACCTACGGGAGTTGGTTTCCAAGATTCACGCGCACTTGGGAGGCACCGATTCTGTGGCGGAATTGATTGCCGATGCCATCAAGTTTGCCCCATCTGGTTCTCCACAACAGGCGCGCATGATTAGCGATTATCTCGGTGTGTTGGGGAAGGTGGGCGGCAACGAAGATTTGGAACTGGCCAATGCGGAACTGCTGCAAAAGACAGGCGCGAATCTGCTGAGGGAATTAAGTAATGCCCCATCAAACAATTAACCTTCAAGAGCTTTTGGACGGAGCAGGAAGGCGTGCCGCACCTACCCCCAAGCCCCTCCCATCGAAGGCCCGCCTGCGAGCCATCATCGAAACGATGTTGAGTCTGAAGATGGAGGCGCTGGCACTGTATCGGTCACTTCCTGAATCTGAGTTGTTTCATGCTAGTCTGGCAAAGACCCGCCTGGCCGAGGGGTCAAATCGTTCCTCGAAAACCATATCGGGAGCCATCGAAATAGCAAGGGCCGTTACACGATGTTGTCCCTACAACAAATATCCCCGCACTGGCACCATCATTATCGTGGGATTGAAGGAAGACAACATTGCCATGATTTGGCGCAAACTCTGCGAGCCAGGTGCTTTCAGCGTCATTCAGGATGAACACACTCGCATGTGGCGATCCGTGCGCCCCGATCCAAACGATCCTTTGCACCTTGATCCCTACGATCTGGCCTACCGCGAACGCTGGAAGGATGCCCCACCGCTGATTCCGCGACGATATTTGCCACTTGATCGTGTCGCCTGGACAGACGCCCGCAATCAAGTGCCTCGTTCTGCTCGCCTCTTGACCGATTGGCGCATTGAGTTTCGACCCTCTGGTTCCAAGCCCGACCAGGGCGACCATTTTAACATCGCCTGGAATGATGAGGAAATGGAGAAGCCAGATTGGTATTACGAGGAAATCCGCGGCCTAGTGGGAACATGCGAGTCGCCCGAATACACGCCCCGCATGTTTTGGACCGCTACTTCTCAGGTCGCCAATCCAGAGTTTGCCGAACTCCGCGAACAAGCATTGGCGGGAGCGGCGGATGTGGCGCGGTTTGTCTTCCTCATCAAAGACAATCCTTACGTTTCCGATGAGGAAAAGCAGCGTTTCTATGATCGGCTTCCTGAATCGGAGCGGCAGACCCGTTACCACGGCATCCCTTCCGCTTCCATGCGGGCCATCTATCCCACCTACGAGCCGATGGGGATTCACGGTTGCGAACGGATTGACCCGTTGCCCCGGAACTGGTGCCGATACGTCATTGTCGATCCAGGCACCGGAATCTTGGGGACAATGATTATCGCCATCGACCCGGACGAGAAGCACTGCTACATGACTGATGCCTGGACAATGAAAAAAGTATCCGTCGGAGAATGGGCTTATACAGTCAAGGAGCGCGAGCACGGCCAGAAGTTTGAGGCCATCATTATCGACGATACCGCTGCAAAAATGCGGTGCTACAACAACCTCACCACTACCGCCGAGCAATTCTGGGAGGCATTGGAAAAAGCTGAGGTTATACCACGCCAGTACGGTCCCCGATACGGACTCTTCCCCGCAGTCAATGATGTCAAGGTCCGTACTGTGGCCCTGAATACGTGGCTGGCCATTCGACAGGAAGGCCCGTTCCGAGGGACACCGATCGTACAGGTGTTTAGGGGGGCCTGCCCCGATTTGGATAAGCAGATACGCAATGCCGTCACATCGCTAAAAGACCCTGAAAAACGGCTCAAAGACACGCATCACGCTTGCGATCTGCTGGACGATCTCGAATATGCCGCAGCCGCCAAACTCCGTTACTACGCCCCAGAGAACACTATCGCCCCCGAAAAGAAAATCAACCTAGTGTACCAAGAGTTTCTACGACACGAGCGCAAGAGCAGGCGGTCCCTCTCCGCCAGCGGAACGCTCGGATAACCAACCCCTGGAGATTTTATGAGCGACGTACCCTTCACCTTCCCCGAAATCACAACTGGTCAGCCGGTAGAAGTTTCGTTTGACAACGCTTTTGCCAAGCCAGCACTAGGATTCATTCAGCAGTGCAAAACCAATACCTGTTCGGTCTTGGTGTGGTCGCGCCGTGGTGACACGGCATTTCCGATCATCATTCCCGACTGCCGGCACAAGGATGACCCGCGAGTCAAAGAAAACCCTCACTGGCTTGGTGAGGAACCGCGTGGCAGGGCATTGTTTCGTGCGGCTCTATCACCTAACGAGGTGACGATGCAAAAGCGAATCGCCGAATTGGAGAGTCGTGTAGCAAAACCGGAAGGGGATCAACTTGAAACACTGGCCAGCAAACTCACAGACATACCGTATCATCCGCAACGCGGTCGTCCGCGCAAGGTTGCGAAACCCGCAGATACCATTAGTGAAACCGTTGAGGTGTAACGATGCCGAACCTTGATCTGCCGGCGATTACGCAAGTCTGGCTGAATCTCATTGATCGGTCCAAAGAGGCAAAGTTCCGCCAATTCGGCAAGACGGCAGATCGGGCGTGGGCATTTTTGGGGAAAGATTATCGGGAACTCTACATCGACGCAGTAGATGATCGAGGAGAAAAGTTTGCCTATGCCGAAGGGGCGGTATTTCAGACCCGGCGCAACCTGGCCCGAGAGTTCATTAACGTCTACATCCCCTACGTCCATGCTAAAGTTCCGACCCGGCTAGTGTCGCCCAGGCGTCCACCGTTGCCGGCAGATTTATTGGAACTGGCCATCAAGAAGAATCCCCGTATCGCCCTCGCGATCAACGAGGCCAAACAACGACAGGACGCATGGGAGCCGATAGACAAACTCCAATGTATGCTGTTCAGTTGGTTCCTCAACTATCTCCCAAGTGAATACGACCTCTTCCGCGAACAGCGCAGGGCATTGCCTGAAGCCCTAGTGAAGGGACGCGGAATTCATTGGACAGAAATGCAAAACGGTGCCTACGGGATGATCCCGTGTTCGTACATGGACACCATAGATGGATTGCTTTGTGATCCAGACTCACGTTCCTGGTTGCATCAGAATTTCATCGTCCGTGAACGCTGCGAGCATGTCGTTCGCATCGCTGAGAAGTTTGAGCTACCCCGCGAACGGATTCGCGGAAGTTTCAACAGCAACCTTGCTAAGTCATCTGCCAAGACCGGCGCTGACTTGATTCCTCGCACCTACGACAAGAGCGGCGACGTTGGCGTGTACTACGAGATTTATAGCCGCATGGGAATTGGAAGTGCTTTTGACGCCGCCTCGGAGCCGCTGAAGAAACTCGATGCAGCGATGTCGGAGTTGGGACAAAATATCTATCTGGCAATCATGCCGGGTGTACCTCATCCATTGAATCTACCTCCCGAAGTTCTCATTGATGATAGCGAAGCAACTCAGGCCGAAATGCGGGCGCGCTTATCGTGGCCCATTCCCTTCCATGCCGATCTTACTGACCCCTGGCCCTGTAGTTTATGTGATTTTTACCCGAACCAGAATGACCCGTGGGCAACGTCGCCACTGGAAGGGCCGATGCCCCTCTTGGCATTCATCGACCACGCCTATTCATATATGTTCTCGCGGGTCCGTATTACGTCGCGGAACCTTGTCATCATCAGCAAGGCACTGGAGGAGTGTGTCGTCCAAGGATTGATTAAAGGTTCGGACCTGGAGTGCATTAAGTACAACGGTGAACCGGGCGTTGAACTTGACAAACTCATAAAGGTCGTCGAGTTCCCCGAACTGCGTCGGGACTTGCTGTTGGTGGTGGACAAGGCCGAATCTGCTTTCGAGCGGGCCGCCGGGATGGGGCCGGAAATCTATGGGGCCGCCCCGCAGACTCAAGATCGTTCTGCCACCGCCACGTCGGCCCGTGAATCTCGCCTCTCTTCTCGGCCCAACGACTTTGCCGACGTGGTAGAAAATTGGAACTCCCGCATCGCCTCAAAGGAAGCCCTCGCCACACGCCTCTACGTTGACGAGAACGTGGTGCGCAACCTGTTCCGCGAACAACCCCGAAAGGTCATCGACCCCACTATTCCGCCAGAGGTTTTGGCACAAGCGCAAGCAATGGGCGTCACGCCTCCTATGCAGACCATCGAAGGACCGTTCACTCAAAAGTGGAAGGAACTGATTTCGTGCAAAATCGAAGACGCCGCCATTGCTGCTACCGAGTTGGCCTATACGGTGGAGGCCGGTAGTGGCCGACGGAAGAACCAACAGAAACAAGAGGCAGACGCTAAGATACTTGTCGAGGCCATTCCGAATTTGCTGCAAGTCATGCAACAGTGCATTCAACTCCAGAACATGGCTCCGTACAACGCGATGGTCGAGGCGCTAGGCAAACTAATCGACAGTCCACTCGACAGACTCTTGATGGAGACTCCGCCGCAGATGCCGCAGCAAGCCGATCCCGAAGCAGAAGCAAAGGCACAGGCGACTCAGCAAGAGATGCAAATGAAGTTGCAACAGATGCAACAAGAGATGCAGATGCAGCAACAACAGCAGGAACAAGACTCCGCCACTACCCAGGATCAGCAACAACAGGAACGTCAGCAACAGGCATTGGAAATGCAGACAGTACGGGAGAAGCACAGCCAAGAGATGCTAACGGCAGGCGAAAAACATCAACAAGCGATGCAACACCAACACGAAAAGCACCAGGCCGACATCGCAGCCAAGAAGACACAGGCGTCTCAGAAGAAAAAGGGGAAATGACAAAATGAAGATGATGGCAAGCCCCAAGCATTTTAAGGCACCCCTCAAGGGTATCAAGTCGATGTTCAAGACCTTGCGAGGACCGAAGGGACTGTCCATGAAGCGGAAGAAAGCCGCCTGGGAGAGATAGCACTATGCCTTTATATAACTACCGCTGTACGGATTGTGGACTAGGTATCGAGGAGTTTCGGTCAATAGCTCAGCGCCATGCCCGCATGTTTTGCAACCAGTGCGAAGGCCCAATGGTATTGGAGTTCAGCGCCCCGCGCGCTCTTCGCACTGACACCCGCTTCATGGCCAACCTTGACGGTGACGGGTGCATGAACAACCAGACTCGCAAGGCGCTACACGCCAACGCCCGCAGACTTGGCATCAATATCAACAACACGCATTACGATGGCCGCCTAGCAAGATTTCAAGGCGACCCGAAAGCCTGCTACGGCAGTCGAGAGGAAGCACGCGCTATCTGCCGGAAACTCGGCAAGGCGTCAGAAGATTTGGGTGTAAAGCCACCCACCGATGAAACCACGGGTATGCCCTATCGCGTTGCCGACGAGTGCGTGAACCGCCGTGTAGATCGTGTAGTGGAGAGGGTGCATGGCGGCAGTGTCACGCCGACTGTACGGAAGAAGATTGCTGAAGAGGTCCGCGAACAAATTACTCCCCCAGAGAGCAGTCTCTTATGAAAACACTCTTACATGGTCCACTTGATGGCGGTTCTGTTGATGCCACCGAAAACGACATCATTCTTCCAATTGATTTGCGAAGTAGCACTCTTGCGACTCTCGATGTCGCAGACGATTTCGTTGCCGGCGTCATAGGTCGGTACGCCCATTACTTTGATGTCGGAACGCACTACGAGTTCAAGGCAATTTACGATAGAAACAAATTAAAATTAGAGGAAAATGTCTAATGTTGCCCCAGGTGTTCAGTTTTGCCGATTCCGTGAGGGAACTAGAGGAACTGGCCCGCATCGAGGGCGCGGGTGCAGGGGGCATGCCTATCCGTGGTGCCGTCCGACGCGCCTATCGGGAGATCGTGTCGTCCCACGATTGGAACTACCTCAAGAGCAATGGCCGC